TTGAATCGGTTAATGCCGCTCCGTCACGATGGCTTTTTGATCAACTCAAAGAGGCTATGAAAACCTACAAGGGCCTGCCGAAAACTCCTGAGATAGATACATCGCCGAATCGCGGCACCAATTGGATGGGCCGTAAATGACCGATTTTGCCGCATCCAATAATGGGCCTCCGGTTTCCGGTGATAATGGCATCGTCGTCGAAGCTGTCGAGCGCTGGCACGCCTGCAAGGACTGGCAGGGCGTCCAAGATGAGAGAATCCGCGAGGACATAAAATTTGCCAATGCCGACGCGCGCAATGCTTGGCAATGGCCCACCAAAATCTATCAGAAGTTGACAGGCGGCGAAGATAATATGGCCTGCCTGACGATCAACAATACACGAATTCATAACGATCTGATCATCAATCAACTTTCCAAGAATAATTATGGCGTGAAGATTCGCCCGACCGGCGGCAAAGCGACTTACGAATCCGCCAAGGTGATGCAGAGTATCATTCGTCGCATTGAGGATATCTCCCGGTTTGGCGCGGTTAAAAGAACAATTACGGAGCAACAAGTCGATGGTGGGTTAAGCTACTGCATTATCGAGACGGCCTATACGTCGAACCGCACGCGCAATCAGGATATTTATCTCAAAGCCTCGCGGGACCCGACCGGCGTATATCTCGACCCATGGATTCGTCAGACGGATGGATCGGACGCCAATTTTGGTTTCATCTTTGAGCGGATGCCACGCAAGGAATTCGACCGCAAATATCCGAAATGGAAAGGCAAAGTCGGCGCCGCACCGATCGATGCGGCGTTTGCCAATTGGATCAGTGACAAGGAAATCATTCTGGCGAAGTATTTCCGCAAAAAACAAACGCCGGACAAGTATATTTGGTACAAGCAGCCTGACGGAGATGAAGTTGAAAAGCTTGCTTCCGAAATCGCGGAGGAAAGCGGCAAGGAAATTTATGACGCGCTCATGCTCGACATCAAAAACGGCGTCATCGAAGGTGGTTTGCGGCCGGTATTCAATGATGAAGTCGAGTGGTTTATGATTGCTGGCGACACGATCATCGATAGGGGCGATTGGGCAGGCAAATATATTCCGATCTGTCGCTGTGTTGGCCGCGAATTGGTTGTGGATGCGACACTCGACATCAAGGGTCACACGCGGCCGCTCATCGATGCACAGCGGATGCTCAACTACAATGCTTCAATGTCGGTTGAGATTGTCGCATTGCAGCCGAAGTCGCCGTTTCTTGCGCCAGCCGAAAGTATCGAAGGTCAGGAGCAATATAAAACCCTCAATATTAACGGCTTTCCGGTCATTCTCTACAATGGTGTGAGCGACGACGGCGTGAAGTTGGATGCGCCGCAGCGATTGAATCCGCCAACTCCTTCCGAGGCCCACGAAAAGGGCCAGCAGACTGCCGAACGACAGATGATGATGATTTCCGGGCAATGGCAGCAGACGACGGGCCAACAGGATCAGCCCTTTGCGCAATCAGGAAAGGCTCTGCAAGAGGGCCAGCAGCAAGGTGAGACCGCCACTTATCATTTTCCCGAGCATCAAAGCGACATGTTGCGCTTCATCGGCGTGCAATTACTCGATCTGATCCCAAAAATCTATGATACGGAACGCACGCTTCACATCATGGATGAGAAGAACGAAAAACGCTGGATCAAGATCGATCCGAATCAGGTCAATGCCGTCCAGAAACTTGCCGAAGTAAAAGAAGATGAAGAAGCCATCCAATTAGCCTTCAATCCAAGCGTAGGCGAATACGAGTGTGTCTCCGATCCTGGACCGGATTTTGCCACACAACGGCAAGAAGCGCGCAGCGCGCTCGGAACGATTCTCGCCAACAATAAGGAATTGGGCGGCGTCGTCGGCGATCTTCTCTTTAAGTATATGGACGTGCCGGGTGCCGAGGAAGTACGCGAACGCTTGGAACGGGAAATCAAGGCGACCAAGCCTTATCTATTCGGCGATTCTCCCGACCCGCAGGTCGCGCAATTGCAACAGCAGATTGCCCAGCTTGCGAAACTCAATAGCGAATTAGTCCTTAAACTCGCCGATGCGAGACTGAGCCGCCGCGGCAAGGAAGAGTTGCGCGACATCGAAGCCTTCAACGCGGACACCAAGCGGATGGAGGCGGAAATTCGAGCGCTGAAAGATTTGCTTTTGAATCCGGCGCAGCGCGCTCAAATGGAGCACGAATTGGAAGTAATGGGGCATCAGCACGTCTACGATTCCATCAAACAAGTGAATGAGGCTGCATTAAATCCGGTCGGTGATCCGAGCCTTAACGGCGGCGGTGGTCAGGGCCAATGAATCCCGGCGAATCAGCCTTTACCGCCATAGCGCGGGTCATCGGCGAGCCTGCAAACGGCTTCGATAACTTGCGAATCATCGCCAAGGATACCGCCCGGACTATGGCAGTGGACCGCGAGACTATCCGATCGGCCGCCGATGAATTAGAGGCAAGCCAACGGGCGCATTTGGCAACTCATAGGCAACTCATTGAAACACAACAGAAATTAATCGCGGTGAACGAACGGCTACTCGAAAGCGAGCGGCAATTGCTGGCTGTGAAAAAGCCTGTGACCGCGCCGTTTGAGAAGTTGCAAATGTCTTCCGGTTGGGTCAGAGTTATGACCTGTCCGATGACCATTCCGCTGGGTCTCAAATAATGCCGCAGGAAGTCACGCCCAAGCCCATGCCGACCACAGGGATGCCTGATCGGGTCGATTCGCTCAATCCGCCGACTGACATGAACATGCGCGCGGGCGTGAAATTCGGCAAAATGGAAGTGAATCCGGGTAAGCCGCCGAAAGGTGAAAAGTGAATATTGAAGCCAAAATTGTAATTTCGGGTCCCGACAAAGACCGTGCGGCTAATATTGTTTGTGAGGCAATTAAAGCCTATGGAAAAAAGTCTATCTGTCTCGAAAATTACGTTTCAAACGGCCAGGATTATATCATTGGTAACGGCGATATCTATCTGGTGGCGGTATCTGGCGGACGATTGCTATGATCGAAGTCAACGGCGAGCAGATCACCAATGAAGAGGCCATGAGCCTCATCAAAATGCTGTGCAATGACGCCAAACAGATGGCCGGCGAGTTTCACGGCATGGAGCGCTCGGACAAGTTCCGCATCAATTGGCCCGATGAGGATGAATTTGCCAAATCTGAATGGCGCAATTTCGTCGAGGCGGCGATTCAGCTTTACGTCGAGCAATTGAACGACCCGCATGTCTCTCCGGCCGACAAACGCAAGCTGCATCTGGCGATCGTGCTCAATGCCATGACTTCGAAGGATCAGCCGAAGGATACTCGGCTGCAATTGGCCCCAAATACTCAGCAATTTGTCGGCGACAAATCCGAAAATCGCAAGATCAAGGAGAAGTTCGGCAATGTGCCGAACTATCGCGCGATCTTGAAGCGCTCCACTGCTCATCTATTGCACTGAGGGATTCATGGACCTGTTGCGGAAGTATTTTGTACCGCTTTACCAAGCGCCGGATGTTGCGCCGGGCGCTACACCTACTGAGCCGCCGCCTGCCGATCCGGCGATAACATCCGATCCCGCCGCCGATCCTCCGGCCTCACCAAAAATGGTGCCGGTTGACGTGATGGTCCGCGAGATTACGCCGTTGCGCGCCAAGGTGCGCGAGACCGAAGCCGAATTAGCGACCAGCCGCCGCACCATTGCCGAGCAAAACGAACTGCTTGCGCGGCTGCAAAATCCAAACAATCCGCCGCTCGCCCCGCCTTCTGTGCGCCAGCCCACGCAACACCCGCAACCCGATGATGTGGATCGCCGCGCTGCGGAGCTTTTGCTGCAACGGGACATGCAGGCGCTTGATCGGCGAGGCGTGACCGCCTACGGTGCCGCATGGGGTGACACGGTGCGCTTGCTCGAAAGCTTCAACCTCAACACCCCGGAATTCATTTCGTCCGTTACCGAAATCGCGCCGGGAAAATCTCACGAAGTGCTCCGCACACTGACCCAGGATGGCGAAAAGCTTGCCATTCTGGCAACGCTTTCTCCGGTCGCACGCATTGCTGAAATTACGAGGATGGCCATGGCTCCCGCTGCCCAGAGAACCGATCCTACGCCGCCGGCCACGCCTCCCGCGCCTGCGCCGAAGGTCAGTCGCGCACCTGCCCCGCCCCCGCCGGTCGAACCGAGCGCGACCAAGGTGAAGGACTGGCGCGCAGACGATTCGAGCGAAGAGGAATTCACGACAGGCTTTAACGAAATGATGGCGAAGCGCTCCGCGCGACGCTAGAGTGAGACTGAGAATCGCGACCGTCTCAGGCGGCATCCTGAGTTAGTATTTGCGCCGTAGCGCTGCGACCTGAGCATTATCAGGGTCTCCCGCCCTTGTCCGCTTCGGGACCGGACAAAACCCGCACAGCAATGTGCTCCCCAAGCAATGCGCCTGGTGATGGCGCGGTGATTCTCAGGAGCCATCCCGATGGCGAATAATATCCTCACGCCCAGCATGATCACGCGGTATTCGATCCGCATGTTCTTGAACACGAATTACTTCATCCAGAACGTGTCGCGCCAATTCGAATCGCAATTCGGCATCGAAGGCGCGCGGATCGGTGCGCAATTGCGCATCCGCTACGCCAATCAGTACACCGTCACGGACGGCCCCGCCATTTCGATCCAGGATACGACCGAACAGCAGTTCTTGCTCACAGTCGCGACCCAGCGCCATGTGGACGTGGCCTTCACGTCGGCGGAAACCACGTTGGACGTGGACGATTATATGGAGCGCATCGTTCTGCCGCGGGTCAACGCGCTCGCCGCCAACGTCGCGCTGCAAGTCATGGTCAATACCGCGACGGCTTGCCGCAATGCGACCGCCAACGTGGACGCCAACAATAACATCCTGCCGATCACGGACGGGCCGATCGCGCTAGCCCGCGCGCTGTTGGAGGAAAACTCGGCACCGAACTTCGGCGAAATGGGAATGCGCAAATGCGTGCTGGCGCCGCGTTCGGACACGCGCATTCAACAGGCGCTTCGCGGTCTCTTCAATCCGGTTGATTCGATCTCGCGGCAGTACAACACCGGCATGATGTACGAGGCGCTGCAATTCCGGCTGTTCGAAGATCAGTCAGTTGTGTCGCACACCACGGGGTCGCTTGCGACCGCGACCGTCAATGGCGCCAATCAGACGGGACAGGCGCTTACCGTCAATGCGCTCGGCGGCACGATCAATGCCGGCGATGTGTTCACGATTGCCGGCGTGAACGCGGTAAACCGGGTCAACTATTCGAGTCTCGGCACGCTGGCGCAGTTCGTCGCCACGGCCAACGCGGCGGCGGGTGCGACGCAAATCCAGTTCTATCCACCAATCGTGCCACCGGCATCGAATGTGCCTTATGCCGGCCTGCCGTATACACCGCAGCAATATCAGACGGTGACGGCTTCGCCCGCCAATAACGCGACTATCACGCCGTTTGCCAATGCCAGCGTGACCTATCGTGAGAATCTGGCCTATGCGCCGGATGCTATCACACTGGTCGTAGCGCCGCTGTGGATTCCGCCGAATGAAAAAGGCGTGATCGCTGCGGCGCGGCACGAATATGATCGGCTCAGTATGAGAAGCCTCGTGTGCTATGAGCCGACAACCGATCAACCAATCGATCGCTTGGATATCCTGTTTGGCAGCGGCGTGCCGCGGCCGGAATGGATCGTCCAGGCCATGGACTCGACGCCGTAGACGGGAATCGTTACCTTCCGCTGCTAGGATGACCGCACTCAGCGCAGACACGCCCTCGATCCGGAACGATTCTCGCACTCATGGCATTCACGGAAATCGTGGGGAAGAAAATGCAGGCGCCGACTATCTGAAATAAGTCAGGTTACGGCGCCAGCATCGGTCAAAAATCAAATGGAGGCCATCATGGCTTTTGATCCCGAGAATCACGAAATCGATCCAAAAAGCGGCTTCATGGTGCACAAAGAGACCGGCCATCCGATCGGCCTTGTGCCGCCGCCGCTGCATTCACCAAAGGATATCGAGTGGCCGAAATGGGTCAAGGTCCATGACAGCCACATTCTGCGCAAGGAAATCGAAGGCGCGCCGGATCATGTCAGCGTTCCGGCGTTTCCGGACTTTCATGTCAATCGCGAGAATGGCGAAGTGACGGTCCTCGTTCACGATGAGGATCAGGAAAAGGTGGCCACTTCGGAGGTCATCAAAGCCGATGAGGATCAAAAGCAATTGCCTAGCCTCGATGAACAGACACGCCGCGAAGTCCACCGCGATGTCGAAGGGACC